CGGAATCCTTGTGGTTCTCGAAAGAAGGACGGCAAAAGAGCATAGAGGTGTAACTATCCTGCCACTCCGCGAAGAGTTCGGGCTTTGTCCGGATGCGCTGCACAACGGAATACATCCGCTTGAAGTCAAGCGGTTTTCCGTTGAGCATTTCGAGCGTTGTCTGCCGGATGGCATCAATGATGGAGCGCTCTTCCGGAGTGACTTGCTGCGTGAGCATGTTACGGCGTAGCCTCGCCATCAGTTCCTCCGAAACGAAGTGCTCTGCCAGTTCCTGCTCGATGGAGAGGACCTGCAGGCGGAGGGACTGGTAATGTGCCCATTGTTCGGCATTGTACCCGGCAAGGTGTGCCAGTTCGAGGTCAGGCCAAAGGCTTGCCCCGAAGAACTGCCCTTGCGGGGTGTCCGGCCAGTCCGGGCGTTTGGCAAGTTGGTCGAGGAGGTCGTTAACGAGACTATCGCGGTTTGTGAGGAGCGAGTCGATGAGCCGCTTCACACGATCCGCGCTTGCCGGAACGACATTTTGGTTGGACACAATGCCGAAGCCGTTGGGGGTTAGGATGAGGTCGAGCGACGGAATGGCTCGCCGAAATCCATCGACAGCAACGATATGGGCGCAGAGTTCCCGCAGCGGGTCGGCAGGTTCAGCGGTCTCTATAGCCGCAAGTATGTCCGTGCCGGTAAAGTGCTTGGCGAGCCAAGCTTGTGCCTTGGAGAGGTACGGACTTATTTTGTCGTACAAGGGCGTTTCGCCCTCTACGGTGGTAAGAGCGTTAGGAAGGTACTTCCGAAGCTCTGTGTCGTTCTGTATTAACATGGTTAATAGGATTAGGCGTTGTCGGTTTTCTTTTGCTCCAGCGTGGACTCTTTGGCATCCTTGTGCTCATCCAAGGTAGTGAGTTGGATGAAGGGGCACGTAGGAAATGCCTTATCCCAGTGGTTGAAGCGGATGAGGAGTTGATGAGGATAGAAAAGCAGATCATGGTAGGGCTTCTGCAGGGCCTGCGCGATGGTGTACAGTTCACGCTTATCCGAGCCGGAGTTGTTCGACTGGCTCTTGCCGGGAACTGAACCAACGAGGTTGGAGTGTACGCGCATGGTAAAGCAGATGACGTTGATTGCTTCCTGAATGTCCGTTTCCCAATCGCCGCCTTCCTTGGCGTCGTCGATGCGCTTGATGAGGACATCGTGGTTTTCTTCGCCGTTGGGGTTGACCCCGAAGGAAGAGAACCAGGCTTTACCGGCATTCTCGGCGCCGGTGAGGAAGTCGATTATGCGCTGCTTTTCCTCTTTGACGCGCTCCATCCGCTTCACATTGTCGGTGATGCCTTCAGCGCGGAAGATACGCTCCCAATAGCGTTCGTTGACCTCTATCTGGTACTTGATAGGGGCTGCGTGCTGAAGCTTAGCTTTCTTTGCAGTGGTAATGAGTTGCTTGATATCATACCAACGGGAAGCGAAGATTGAAGCGTAATACGGTATAGGATAATACGTATTGCGTGCGGTGGGTATGCGGGTGACGATGGCAAACTTGCGCTTCTTGGTGCCGTTCTTGAGGCGGGTTTGCAGATCCGTCCACGGATTATAGAGATTGAGGAGCGGAATATGCTCTACATCGGACGGATTGACGAAATGCTCCCAGTTGGCAAAGAGTATTTCTTTGCTTGTGCCATCGGCAGTAGCGGGAGTGAAACGGCAGTTGCAGGCTTCCTTGCGGAGCATGGTGGTGATGCGTGTGCCATCCTTGGATAGAATGATCAAGGTAACGCAGAAGCCGAAGTGTTTGAAATCGAGGCAAGCGCCGAGGAAATAATCCGCCATGTTGTTCTCAAAGAAGAAATCTTTGATTTGGCTTTTTGTGGCTTCAGTACACTCGCAGGTATCGTACTGGAGACCTTGACCGTAGCACACTTCGGCGTTCCACTGCTGGCAAGTTGTCAGCGTCTCGTCGGCTTCAATCTTCTTGAGGACGTTGTAGGGCATGAGGTTGTCCGCTCCCCAAGGGATGTACTGGGTGTGGTCATCCAACTGAATAGGCGAAATCTCGCCATCCTCCTTGAAGAGTGTGGTGGTGTCGGTAACGAAGACCGCGCGGGCTTTGAGTTGTGGTATATCTACCACGGATGTAAAACCAAAATCCATAGTCGTTTAATTTTGGTGCAAAGGTACTCAATTACGCGCGGGCACGAAAAGACACGGTTAACTAATAGCAACGTAAGTTGTTCTCATCTTCCGTTATTCCGGCATCGTATGCCGGTTGTCCAACAAGCAAAAAGGCGGTGCTCTCGCCCTTTGTATCCGCCGTATATACGCACAAAAAAAGAGACGAAGCATGATGGTCGTGCTCCGCCTCTTGCGATACAATTAGCCTTCCGGCTATGATTTATTTAACCTCTGCGCCGATAGCGTTGTAGATCTTGCCGTTCTTCTCGATGAGGAGCTGGCCGTCACGGAAGAATTTGGTAGTTTGTACTTTGTCGCTTTGTACATCCTCCACGCCGGACGGAGCGGGAGCGGTAACGGTAACATCGCAAGTAGCGGTTTTGTCATCGGTGGTGTCATCGGTGCCGTTGGTGGCGGTGGCGGTGATGGTAGCGGTTCCGGCGGCTACGGCGGTCACTACGCCGTTAGCTACAGTTGCTACGGTTGGGTCGCTCGACGTCCATGTCACGGTCTTGTCCGTTGCGTCGTCGGGGGCGACGGTAGCGGTCAGCGTCAGCGTCTCGCCGCCAACGGTCATTGCGGCTTCGGTCTGCGAGAGGGTGATGCCCGTGACGTTGACGGTGGTGGGATTCTCATAGCCATACACATCAATCTTTTTTATACCTTTAGACGTGTATTCCAGAATGGGTGTACCATTTACTTTCGGCGTTTTATCCTCTTCTGTGGTTTCTACTACAAAGGGAGCTTCGCTGTCTGTAGCTGTACGATTGGCGTCGTCATAGAATACGCATTTGGTGATGGTGTATCCTTCGGCAGCATTGACGGTGGCCGACCAACCGTATCCCCACCAGCCCCAGTTAGCTAAGTATGCTGAGGATCCATATGCAGTATAACTGAATGAAACGGTTGCAACGTTCTCCGTACTGTAGCTGGCTTGCTCTTTGGCTGTTGCTGTAATTGTGGTCAGCAGCGTTTCCGTCTGTGCCTCTGCGCCCGTGGCTACTACTGCGAGAAGCACGAGCAATGAAAAGAATTTCTTTCTCATTTTGTTTTGAATTTAAAATTATTAATAACGTTAATATAGTTGTTTTTTTTCTCGTTTTGCTTGAAAGATTATATCCGTGGATATTTAGTTGCTATATAAACGACAAAGCGGCAGGAGCACAACGCTCCAGCCGCCTATACGTCGGTTTGTCTGCCTGATTTGCTACCTCAGGTGAGCTCTTCTCGCGGCACATACATACATACATACATACATACATACATACATACATGCGCCGCCGCGCTTACCATTAAGAAGTTATATGTGAGGATTTGATCCAAAATCATGTTTACAAACTGAGTAATAAGACTCACTTATCAAAAAACACTGCAAAGGTACTACTTTTTTTTGAAATATGCAAAAAAAATGTGCAGAATTGCGTATCTTTGCTATAAAAAAACCTCCAAACCGTTGATTTTGGAGATGCAGACATCGCGGACGGTGCGGATTTCGTTGGAGCGGAGAAACTTAATAGTGCGAGTACCCTTATAGAAATCGAACTTTAGGGAGATTACGTTGGGGTAGTGCACCAGTGATCCGTCGGATTTGAAAACGACCAAATCAACCGGGTCGGGCCGGAGCATCATAGCTTGTGCTGTGGAGATGTGAATAGCGTTCATAAATTTCAATTTATGGAAGGCGACTTCGGCAAGTTGCAAAAGCAAGCTTTCACTTGCGCTTGTGACGCCTTTCATTATTCAGCGATTTTTTGAGCGAATAACTCCGAGAGCGGCACGGAGTGGTTTTTCATGATATCTGTTAGCGAAGCATGGAAGGTAGCAAAGACCGCTGCATCCGTAGTGACGATGGCGGATTCGTTACGATTACCACGGGTGAGGTTCTGAGAGGTAATGATAGAGACCGTCTGACCGGTCTCGCTCCGTATCAGTATAACCTTCGAGTGGTTATCGGCGAGATAGGTGTGCTCGATGACGCGCGTGAGGAATGGCCAAAGGCGGAGCGTCTTCTGCGTAGCCTTGAAATCAAGGACGAGGTGGATAGCGTCCACCTTCCCTGATTTCTCGATGAAGAACAAGCGCCGCAGGAACTCCTCGGAGATGGAGAAGGAAGTCTGCCAAATGGTAGCCCTTCCGACCTGTTCGAGCACCCATTCAACGACATCGGCCACCTGCAAGGTGTTCGTCAAGTAACACTGGAGCGGACACGATGCAAGCGGCTTGAGATAGTCATCTATGGACGCATTCCTTTTCACTTCTTAGTTTTCTTGGAAGTGGATGCTTTCTTTGCAGCGGGCTTCTTTGCTGCCTTCTTCACCGGCGTAGTGTCTGCCGGTGCTGCGGGCGCTTGCTCGGCGGGC